TCGCCGTCCACGGCCGCTGCCTCGACCCGTTCAAGGAACGACTCAACGAGAAGCGGCCACCCGTCCAGATGCGACCCCGGTCGACCCCGTACGGGCGAGGCCGCGCCGTCCGCTGAAGGAGGCCGACGTGGCCACCCAGCCCGCGAAGCGAACCCACCCGATCGAGGGGCGCCCCGCAGTCTGGGTCGAGGTCAAGGGCGTCGCCTGCCCCGGTCGCGAGCACGGCTACCGGGAGCACGGGCGCATCCGGATCGTCGAGTGGACGGTCCCCGGGACCGGGCTGACGTACTACGGCGAGCAGCCCGCGGCACGGGTCACCCCCCGCCCCTGAACTACCGGCCATGCCGCGGCCCCGACTCACCACCACCCAGCGCGGCTACGGCGCAGACCACCAACGCCTCCGCGCACGACTCACCCCCGACGTCGACGCAGGCCTCGTCGACTGCTGGCGCTGCGGCCAACCCATCGAACCCGGCACACCCTGGGACCTCGGCCACGACGACCACGACCGCACCCAGTACCGCGGCCCAGAGCACGCCCTCCGCACCGGACACTGCCCCGGCAACCGCGCAGCAGGCGCAGCCAAGGGCGGCCGACTCAAGGGCCGAGGCGCCAGGCCAGCCCCCCGTCCCCCGAGCGAGCCCCTCGACGCCGCCGAGTGGTGAACGCACCAAGTGTCCGATTTTTACCCCCAGGGCGGAAGACCCCGCGAGTCGCCCGCTTCATGTGTGTGCGAGGCGTCGTGGCGTGCTGAGCGGTGCGGGGGTGACCCGTGGCGACGGTGCAGCGGACGTGCCCGGGCAAGGGCGGCCGGAAGTGCGGGACGCGGTTCCGGGTGCCGTCGCAGTCGCGGCGGATGTTCTGCGAGGCGTGCTCGCCGCCGCGGTTCCGGCACGCTGACGGCCCGCCTCCGGCGCCGCCGGTCGACGAGGGTCCGGGTCCGATCGAGGTCGCCGTCCTGGCCGAGCTGGAGCGGACGGGCCGGGCCGGCACGATCGAGGGTGTCGCGTTGGCGACGCTGGCGCGGGACGCGGACCGGTTGCCGCCGGACAAGCGGGCGGCGGTCGTGGAGCGGCTGCTGCGGGTGAAGGCGCTCGCGCTGGTCGGGGCGAAGCCGCCGTCCGCGAGCCCGGTCGACGAGATCGGCCGCCGGCGAGCCGAGCGGATCGCCTCCGCATCGTGAGCGTGACGGGGGCGGCGGCGCAGCGGTGGGCGGCGCACCTGTGGGTGCCGTCCGGGCGGCGCGGCTCGCACGTCGACGACGTCGCGGAGATCAGCGCGCTGATGCGGGCGCCGCTGGAGGACTGGCAGCTCGAGGCGGTCGACGCGCTGACGGCGTTCGGTCGGGGAGGCCTGCCGCTGACGCTGGAGGGCGTCATCCTCGCGCCCCGGCAGAACGGCAAGACGTTCGGCGTGATGCGGCCGATCGCGGTGACGGAGTGCCTGTACGGGCCGCCGTCGCTGTCGACCTGGAGCGCGCAGCTGAAGGACACGGCGCTCGGCACGTTCAACGAGCTGAAGGCGCTGATGGGCCGCAAGCGCGACGGGACCCCGTTCGACGAGGACCTGTACGTGCCCGAGCTCGGCGACCACGTCGTCGAGGTCACGGAGACCGACAGCGAAGAGGGCTTGCTGTTCGCGAACCGGTCCGAGCTGGCGTTCCGGGTCCGGTCGGGGAAGGCCGGCCGTGGGAAGCGGCCGCGGAAGCTGTACGTCGACGAGGCGCTGTTCTTCTCGGACGACGAGGCGGCGGCGACGATGCCGGGCATGGGCCGTCAGGGTCCGACCGCCGGGGTGCTGTTCGCGTCGTCCGGGGCGTTGGCGACGTCGGGGTACCTGCACGAGCTGGTGCGCCGCGGCCGCGGCCAGGACCCGACGCTGACGTTCGTCGAGTACTGCGCGGCCGGGTCGTACGAGGAGCCGGGCTGCGCGTCGCCGGACTGCGGGCACGACGAGGGCACCGACGGCTGCGCGTGGGACGACCGGGCGTTGTGGGCGGCGGCGAACCCGGCGTTCCGGCTCGGGGAGATGACCGAGTCGTTCCTCGTCGGCATGCGGCGCGGCCTGAAGCAGGACTTCGCGCGGGAGATGCTCGGCTGGCACGTGTCGCCGGAGGCGGCGAAGGCGACGATCAGCGTGAAGCAGTGGAAGGCCCGCACCGACGCCCTGTCGCGGATCCGGAAGGGCGCCCGGCCGTCGTTCGCGGTCGACGTCCGCCCGGACGGCCTGAAGGCGGCGATCGCGGTCGCGGGGGAGCGGGCGGACGGCGCCGCGCACGCCGGCGTCATCCGGTACCGGGACGGCACCGACTGGGTCGTCGAGGAGCTGGTGCGGCTGCGGACGAAGCACCGGCCGCGGTTCATCCTCGTCGACGGCGCGTCCGAGGCTGCCGGGCTGATCCCGGAGATGAAGCGGGCGAACCTCGACGTCACGGTGACGTCGGCGCAGGACATGGGGCAGGCGTGCTCGGGGCTGCGGCGCGCGGTCCTCGGCAAGCGGATCTGGCACCGGGGCAGCAGCGAGGTCGTCGACGCGCTCGAGGTCGCGGTGCGCCGCGACCTGGGTGACGGCGGCTGGGGCTGGGCGCGGAAGAAGACGGACGGGGACATCTGCCCGCTGGTCGCGGTCACGTTGGCGCACCTGGGGTTCATGCGCTCCCCGCGGTTCTACGACGTCACCGCGTCGGTGATGTGAGGGGGTGGGCGTGAGCGACGACCGGGCGAAGGCCTCGTCGCTGCCGGCGACGGTGGCGGAGCTGGTGACGACGGGCCTGGAGGCGGCCGGTGCCGGCGCGGTCGCTGCCGGGGTGGGGTTCGGTGCCGCGGACGTCGCGGGGACGCCGGCCGGCCTGGTCGTCGGCGGCCTCGCCGCGGTCGCTGCGTCGTGGGTGCTGACCGGCGGGGTCGCCCGGGCGGCGGCCGCCGTCCGGAAGCGCCGCGAGCTGCGCCGGCTGAAGGCGGAGTTCGAGGCTGCCGTGCAGTCGCCGGACGGGCCGGTGCTCGTCCCGGAGCCGGCGGTGCTGCCGGCCGCGCGGCCGCCGGCTGACCCGCGGTACCCGGTGGGTCGCTGGTGAGCATGCTGTGGCGCGCCCAGGAGCGGGCGCTCGGCGACACGGTGCAGGAGATCGTGCCGGCGCGGTCGCAGGCCGGTGCGCCGCTGCTCGGCGCGGTGCACGTCTCCCACGACACCGCGCTGCGGCAGTCCGCGGTCTGGGGTGCGCTCCGCGTCCGCGCGGACCTGATCTCGTCGCTGCCGTGCGACGTCTTCCGCAAGGTCGGGAAGGGCTCCGAGGCGTACGACGTCGAGGTCACGAAGCCGCCGGTGCTCATCAGCCCGGACGGTGAGGTCGACCTCGCGGACTGGGTCTGGATGACGCAGTTCGACCTCGACCGGGCGGGCAACACGTTCGGGCTGATCACCGCGAAGGACGGGTTCGGGCTGCCGTCGCGGATCGAGCTCGTCCCGATCGACGAGGTGACGGTCCGGGCGAAGTCCGGGCAGGTGCTCTGGTACCGGATCTGCGGGGAGAAGACCGACCCCGAGTACGTCTGGCACGAGCGGCAGTACCGGCTCGCCGGCAGCGCGGTCGGCCTGAACGTCGTGAACTACGCCGCGGCGACCATCTCCGGGTACCTCAGCGCGCAGAAGTTCGCCCTGGACTTCTACCGGACCGGCGGCAAGCCGTCCGGGACGCTGAAGAACACCGAGATGGAGATCCCGGACCCCAAGCAGGCCGAGGTCATGAAGACCCGGTTCAAGGCGGCGACGTCGAACCGCGACATCTTCGTCACCGGCCGGGACTGGGAGTGGACGGCGGACGAGGAGAACGCGGCCGCGCAGTCGTACCTCGAAGAGCTGAAGTGGGGCAAGGCCGACGTCGCGCTGTGGTTCAACGTGCCCGGCGACATCCTCGACGCCGCGATGTCGGGCAGCGCGATCACGTACGCGAACGTCGCGGCCCGGCAGACGCAGCTGCTCGTCATCCACCTGGGCCCGGCGATCGGCCGGCGGGAGCGGACGCTGGGCCGGCTCACGCCGTCGCCGCGGACCGTGAAGCTGAACAGCGACGCGCTGCTGCGGATGGACCCGCACACCCGCGCGCAGGTGATCCTCGCCCGGGTGTCCGGTCGCACGCTGGCGCCGTCCGAGGCCCGCGCGATCGACAACCTGCCGCCGTTCACGCCCGACCAGATCGACGAGATCAACGCGCTGCTGCCGAACAAGAGCGCATCCCCGGCCGGGTCGTCGCCCGGCGGGTCGTCCCCGGCCGCGGCCAGCGCCCCGGAGTCACAGGAGGTTCACGCATGAGCGCGCAGCTGCGCACCCTCGCCGAGGCCGCGGCGGCGCGCGCCGCCGGCATGAAGCAGCGGTCGCACCGGCCGAAGGAGCGGCGGTCCAGCCCGGAGCCGGGCGCCGGGCGCAACCGGGTCGTCGGGTCCGGTGTCGCGTTCCGCGCGCCGGTCGCCGACGTCGAGGACGGCGCCGACGGCGGCGACGTCCAGGAGACGGCGGGCCTGCGGATCGTCGAGCGCAACGGCCTGCAGTGCGTCCCGGTCGGCGGCTACGCCTACAAGTCCGAGACCGGCTACGAGATGTACGACTGGTACGGGCCGTACACCGAGGTCGTGACCGCCGGAGCGTCGTCGAAGACGCTCGCGGCCGGCCCGCGCGTCGAGTACGTCCTGAACCACAACCGGTCCGGTGGGGCGCCGATGGCGCTCACCGAGAACGACATGCTCGTCCTGGTTGAGGACGAGATCGGTCTCGACTACACCGCGTACGTCGACCCGACCCGGTCCGACGTCGCGGACATGCTGAAGGCGATCGAGCGCCGCGACCTCACGCAGGCCTCGTTCAAGTTCTGGATCACGGCGGGGCAGTGGTCCCCGGACTACACCGAGTTCCGGATCAACGAGATCGACCTCGACGGCGGCGACGTCTCCAGCGTGAACTTCGGCGCGAACCCGGCGGCGACGACCGGGTTCCGGTCGGCCGGCCGCGGCGACGTCCCGGCCGCGCCCGCCGTCGACCTCGAGCGGATCCGGGCGCGCGCCCGGGCCGCGGCCGCCCTGTAGCGGCCCTCTCCGACACCCCGGCTGCCACCGCGGCGGCCGGGTGAACCGAGCACGTCCTCGCACGCCCGATCGCCACGCCTTCGCGCCTGTGCGTCCCGGTGCCTGTCCAGCGGCCTGCGCCCACGACAGCAACCACCACGAGACGCAGGAGGCGACGATGGAGCTCGACGAGCTCATCGAGCAGCAGGAGAAGCGCGAGGCCGACCTCAAGGCCAAGCGCGACAGCATCACCGGTCGGCTCGCGCGGATGAGCCGCGGCGAGGACGCGGCGTCCGACGCCGACGTCGACGCCGCCCTCGACGAGCGC